CCCTTGCTTCCCTCGACCCTGCGAGAACCGCTGGTTGGTGTCTTGCACGTCTTGCTGCGGGCGCGCGCCGACGGTGATGCCGAGCTGCACGCCGAGGTGGTCGACGAGCGTGCGAGCTTCGAGGTACCACTCGTTGATCTCCTGGTTGATGTTGTCAGGAGAGAGCCTGTCGGCCGTGACCGAAAGGAAGTCGAGTTCAGCGCTGGCGTCGACGAGGATCGAGATCGCGAGGTCGAGCTGCGTGAAGAACGCGTCGTTGGCGGCTTGGAGGACTCCGACCACTGCGTTGATCTTGCCGAGCACCGTCTGGAACGTGCGTTGCACGACGGCGTCGCAGTGGTTGATGAACGCGAGCGCGCTGCTCACCATCGACGACAGACGTGACGTCGTCACGTTGAAACTGGGCTTCTTCCACACGCCGAAGCCGCCGGCCACCTTGGCGAGAGCACCGCTCAACGGCGGTTCGCCTCCAACCGCGGACGGAAGGAGAGAGATCGGATCGATGTCCGAGCTGTACGACACCGCGATGACGGCGTTCGAGTACTCCAGGCACTTGAACGGGATGTTGTAGTCGTACGACATCGGTCGACGACTCGATCGCGTCATGACGAACGACTCCGGCTCGATCCGCCAGAAGTCGTCGTTCTTGTAGTCGAAGAAATGCATCTGCACGTCGAGGTTTCCCTTCCGACGCTCGTCGCCGTACATGCGGAACAGGTAACGCAGCTTCATGAACGCGAGGTAGCCCGAGAGGTACCCGAGTTGCTGATCGAGGTTGGCGACGTTTGGAATGAGCTGACCGTGTTGCGGCTGCACGATCGACACGTGACCAGGTGGCAAGAATCCGGTGGTGCCAGAGATGGTCCCCATCTTGATCACCTGACCTCTCGACTCTACCGTCTTGCCACCGTCCTGCATCACCGTGATCACGGTCGCGAACGGTTCGCTGAGCGTCAACTGTTGCGGAAGGACGAGAGAGACGAACCGGTTGTCGGTGACGAGGCTAGACGGAGTTGGTCCGCTGTCGCTCGGGTCGACTTGCGACAGGTCGTCGCCTGGACCGAGCATCGCGAAGACGTACTTGAATCCCTTCGAGTAGCGCGCTCCGCTCGAATCGTCGGGCGGTTGTGTCGGGATGAACGTCATCGGTTACTCCACCTCAACCTTAGTCGAAAGCGTTGATGGGAAGGACGCGATCGCTGCCGCGACCGCAGACGAGAAAGCTCCGACCGCGAGAGCTATCGCCGCGGCTGCGGCGACCACGTTTGGGAGCGTCGGCGGGATGAGCGCAGCCGGGATGAGATCCATCTGAGCGAGCAGCACGGTCGCGGCGTTGCTGATCGGTGTGAGCACGTCGGTGTTCAGGTCTTCTCCGCGGACCGCGTGCTGCGTGGCGTTCGCGCCGAGCTTGACGGTGACGCCGTCGAAGGTCACGTCGGTGACACCGGTGAGGACGTACTTGCCGTCTCTCTGGATCTCGACGGTCGTGCCCTTGTGCTGCGTCAGGCGTCGCTCGCCCTGCGCGATGGTGGCGCCGTACTTGTTCGAGCCGGAGTGCCGGAAGACGCCGAGGATGACCGGTCGCGACCACGAACCCTCGACGAAACCGATCAGCACCTGGTCGCCGTCGACGTCGTTCGCGGGCGTCTGCTCCTTGTCGAGAGACCCAGTGGTGCCGGTCGCGCCTGGCAGGAACGACGTCGACGGTCGCAGCGTGTTGTCGTCGCCGTCGTCGACGCCACCCATCGCGGACAGCTGTCGGCATCTCGGGATGGTCTCGCCAGAGTAGAGATCGCGGCAAACGTACTCGACGAACCGCTTCGAGCAGTTGTTCGGGTCGTCGACGTAGTACCGCGCGACGATCACCGCTTCGCGCAACCCGATGATCGAGTAGTGCGGACGCTCGTTGGTGAGCGCGTACGCCTGACGCGAAGTCCCCGGCTGGATCGGGGAGCCGTCGTGCGACCACTCGGTCATCCGCCGAGCCCCGGGATCACACCCTGCTTGAAGTTATCGACCTGCTGCGGTGAAGTCACCGGTCCGGTCTGCGGTTTGCTCGCGGCGAACCCTTGGTGTTGGAAGTCGAGGAACGTCGGCAGAGGAATCGTGGCGGCGCTGACGCTGCGGCCACGAGTGAGCGTGTACGAGCTGCGGCTCGATCCCGGGTCCTTGCTGAAGCTCTGCGTGACGCTGACGACGTAGAAGTCGAACATCTCACCGGACCTCTGGAGCCGCAGGCGGGTACCGACGCGGATGCCTGGCTTGAACCGCATCGTCATGGTGCCTGCGAGCCAATACTCGTTCTGCGAGAACCACGAGCTGAGCAACGCCACGTATGCTCGGAACACGTCGCCGAAGTCCGTCTTGGTGTTCCCCTTGTCAAAGGTCTCCGACCCGTTGCTCGACGTGAACATGTAGATCGTCTCGGCGTCCATGCGTCGGTAGCCGAACTTGGCGATCGACTGCGGGATGATGCGGACGCCGGCGACGACCTCCTGCAGCTTGACGTCGAGGTCAGGAAACTTGATCCGGAACCAGTTGATGACGTCGTGCGACGAGCGCGCGACCACGAGCGACTCCACCTCGGTCGAGTCGACGAGCGTGAATGGCAAGTTGTTGAACGCGTCGTCGTCGTAGGGCCTCTGACGGTGTACGAGGGCGACGCTCGACGCACCGTCAGGCGTTGACGGCACGGCTGAATCACCATTGGTCTGCACCACGCTCGATTGGAAGACCTTGCTGGAGAGCACCGACAGCACGGAGACGTTCTGTTCGGCTTCGTCCTTCACACCGTCGGGCGTATCGAAGTACATGTCGTGCGCGTTCTGCGATTGCGCCGCTCGGAACTGACGTTCTTGGTTCGTGTTGTCGCGAACGTCGATGAAGAACTCGTTCAGCGTGGTGTTGGCGTAGCCCTCCAAGAGGGACCAGATGTTTCCCGCCTGGACGATCGCCGGAGGTTTGGCGAGCGCGTAGAAGGGCATAGGATTCTGCACGTGGGTGACGACGTCGATCAACGACACGACCTGCGTGAGGTCTGCGAACTCGTCCAACGCTTCTTGCGTGTCGACCACCTCGGTGCCGGACGGCGACAGCTTCCACTGCAGCTCGGTCATCGCGCTGCCCTTGGGGAATCCGACGCTCGCGGTGGACATGCGATCGAACAACAGGAGCAACAGGTTGAACACGTTCTCCATCGGGCTCAACGCGCTCTGCTTCTTGTCGCCGAAGAGGAGGTTCGTGTACGAGCCAGTGAACATCGCGTTCTCGATCACCGCGAACGCCTGGTCGAACACGGTCGAAGACTCCGCCATCACGACGGCGAGGTCTCGCGCGGACACGGAGACGTTGTTGACGGTCGCCATGTTCTGGACGGTCGTGGATTCCTCCACCCGGTCGACGATGGCGACGGTTTCGAGCGTGCCGGAGAACCGGTTGTCCGGATCGTAGTCGCCGGCGTCGTCCATGAACACGACGAGCAGGTCGCCCGGCAGGATGGTCTCCAGGTACCGAGGACTGCCTGGTGCGCTCTTCAACTGGAAGTTGAGGGTGCCGACGACGCCGTCGATGCTCTTGGCCCACGTGCACGCGAGCACGTCGCTCGAATCACCACCGAGCCACGACACGCCGGTCTGTCCACCGAATGCGGCGTTGACGTCTGGAGGCAACGTCTCGCCAGCCGCGAGGAGACCCTGAGCCACGACGACCTGCTTCAGGACGTCGCTCGTGTTGAACTGCGCGGCTCGTGCGATGTGCAGGATGTTGCACGTGCAGTTGAGATCGCGCGTGTCACCGATCGAGACCCTGACGCCTTTCTTGGTCACCGCTTGCCTCCGACCATCTGACCTGGAGGTCTGCTGACGCTCGGGCTTGAGCTACGCACGCTCATGCCTGGTGGTGTCGTGACTTCGATCTTGTGGACGACTTCGAGCTTGTTCGCGTTCTGGAGGGCTCCTTTTTCCCCATGACCAGGGCTACCGGACAACCTCGGCTCCTCCGTTTGGTAGAAGTCGTCCCACGACGTTGGATCGTGACCACCGTGTTGCCCACGATAGTCCTTGAACGCTCGATTCATGTAGCCCTGACCGCCGTGTTGGTACTTCATGTAATGGAGCTTGTCGCTGTCAGACCAACCGGCTGGTGCTTGTTCTTTGGCAGTCTTGTAATACTTCGCGGCGAGCTTCGCGGATGCATCCAATGAGAGCTTCTTGTCCGACGACATCCGCATCCAATCGGCCTTCGAGTACCCAAGCGACTGCGCTTCTTCCAGAGACATGCGGTTGAACCCACGAGCGGTGATCCCTTTCTTTGGATCAATGTCTCCGGCATCCGGTTCGAGACGACCAGCCGATTCGATCTTGAACCAGCTCCGCATCGTCTCTTCTGGGATGCCGGCGGATTCAGCTGCAGACCTGATCTCAGTCGCTGAAAGCTGACCGAGGCCAGACATACCCACGACGTCTACTCCTGCTCCTCTACCTCCGTCGGTGAATCCTGGGATTATGATCGAGTCCTGACCGCTGGAGATCGTAGCAGGCGTCGGTCTCGACGATGGGTCGGTCTGCAGGTTGTCCATGCGTTTCTTCGACGCGTCGTCGAGCTTCTGCTGCGTCGTCTTGACGCCGCCAGGCTCTTGGATCTTCGAGAGGTCGGAGACGCGCTGCTTCCACATCTCGCCGATGCGAGGACCCATCGCGATGCCGACCGCCTTCGACCAGTCTTCGTCGGACGGGTTGATGGCCTCCTTCGCGACACCGACAGCTTCTTGGCTCGGACCATTGAAGATGTTCCCACCCTTGAGCTGCTTCTTCTTCCGCAGCAGATCAACGAACTTGAGTTGCGAGATGTCTGTGTGGAACATGTGGGCGTCGAACGCGGCGGCGTCGAGCCCATCTTCGCTCGACGAAGCCATGTACTTCTGAACCGAGTCGAGTTGCATGACGTCGTTGATGGCCGCGTCGTCCAACTCTGGATCTGGTGTCTGCGCAGACCTCGCCATGCGAGCGACGGCTTTCTTGTAGTCGCCGCCTTCTAAACGCATCGCGTTGCGCAGCGAGAGCGCGTCGCCCGTGTTGCTCGTCGTTCCTTGGAGCGCAGACGCCATGGAACCCGCAGCCGCGGTGTAACCTTTGAAGCGTTCGCCGAGCGAACCAATACCTGCTGCCTGATCGGTGACGCCCTTGAGCGAGACGTCGGTGTCGATGCTCGACTGCGCCGCCTTCTGCCACATGTTCAACATCTCGCCCCATCGACCACGCTCCAACCCCGTCTGCACCGCGACGCCGATCGCGCTCGCGAAGATGTCCATCTCGCGACCTTCGCCGCCGCCTGCCTTGCGGAACGCGCCAGCTGCCTGCGTGCCTTCTTCGCCGAGCCCGAGCGCGCCCTGCATGTTGAAGATCGCGTCCATGCCGCCGCCGCCGCCATAGCTGAGACCCTGCTTGGCGCCCGAGCGGATCATCCCGGCGGTCTCCGCGCGCGTGAACCCATACTTCTTCGTGAACTGCTCGAACGTGCCGGAGTCGTCGGAGTCCTTCTGCGGCGTCCACATGTCCGTGAACGCATCCATCGAGCCCTTGCCAACGTCCCGGTACAGCTCGTACTGCGTGTTCTTGAACTGGTCGTTTCCTTTCAGCTCGCTGATGAACGGGTCGATCATCGCGCCGAGCAGCTTGCCGGCGACCGGGATCTGGTGGACCGCCGTCGCCGCGAGCTGCGCCATGTCGGTGCCGTAGCCATGACTCATGAACGCGTTCATGGTCGACGGCATGAGCGCAGCCGCGAGGTCGCCGGCACGTTCGAGCACCTGCGCGATGCCGAAGCCTCCGATCCCTGACGCCGCCGCGGCTGCGCCTCCGGCTCCTCCACCTCCGCCGCCTCCTCGACCAGCACCTACGGTCCCGCCGGTCGCCGTCGAGATGCCTGTGGCGCCGAGACCGCCGAGCGACGTGAACCCCGCGGTCATCGTGCGGTCGAGGCGTTCGAGCGCGTCGATCACGCCGCGCAAGGTGTCCTTGCTGCCTGCCTGCGCCGGCAGCTGCGTCGCTGGCGCACCGGAACCGAGCAGGTTCGAGCCGAGGTTCTGTGCCTCGAACGCCTTCTGCAGGACGCTCGTGGCCTCCGTCGCACTGCGCTTGAGCGCATCGACGTCGATGCCGAGCTGGATCTTAACGTCGTCTGCCATCATCCACCCGTGTAGTCGTCGCGGATCTCTTCAGGCGCTTCGGCGATCGCCTCTTTGACCTCGACGATGTGGATGTTCCGCGCCTTGAATTTCTGCCGCGATTTCTCCTTGATCGCCTCGAACGCGGCCTTGGTCGCGTCGGTGGTGAATGCCTCGGTGAAGTCGATCTTCTCGCCGAGCGCAGACTTCGCCTGCCACTTGTCGACGAGGACGTCGCCGGTGCGGTAGACGAACATGCCCGACTTCTGAACGTCGCGAGGGAACTCCTCATACGGTCGTTCTTCGATCAGGTCTTCGAGGTACTCGATCATCAACTCCTCCAACGTGTACTCGGCGAGCAGCGGATCCTTCCGAGGACGATTGTACTTCTGACACCACCACCGTTGGAGCCACTCCGTTCGGAGTCGCGCGCCGGCGGTAGAGCGAAGGACCGTGAGGTCGTCAGCCCACGCGCTTCTTACGAAAGTTGTCGACCCACCTGCGGACGTGGTCCCACACTTCACGCAGTGGGCGGGCGTCAAAGAAATCGTTCGGCTTCCACCAGTCGGGGTAGTCGACCAGGATGACCTGGAGGCTGGCCAGCATGCCGTGGAGGAAGTCGGTGTCGTCGTCGACCTTCTCGCCGCCGTTGAGCTTTGCCTTCAACACGGCGATCTGTCCGAGGTTGCCGAGGCCCGGCCGTTTGGCCGTGAACGTGCCGGTGTTTACGCGACCGGTCTCCAAGTCCTTCCACGTCATGGTGAACGACGTGGTTGCCTCGATGGTCTTGCCGTCGGCCCCGGCGAGGTCGACGATGACGACTTCTCGCTCGCGCTCCTCGGCCGATTTTTGGATGTCTGGATCCGACGGTTGTTCTACCGCCGCTGCTACTGCGCTCATTGTCATCTCCTCTTCTACTCTTCTTGCCGCCCTTCCCAGACCAACACCCTCTTATGCTCATGCGACCGTGGTCGCCTCGTAGCTCTACAGCTCGGACTGGTCCTTCATCATCGTCGTGACGAACGCGACGTTCTGACCGACGATGGACCGCGCGGCGATGTTGAAGTTGTAGCTCGCGGTCTTCACGTTCTCGTACTGCGCGAGGATGTTTCCGCCGCTGCCTGCCTGCGGGTCGTCTTGGATGATCGCCTCGACGCCTTGGACGCGGAAGATGTCGTTGAACTTCGGGAAGATCTGCTGCTGTTCGAGCGATCCCGGAGCGTCGTTGTCGTTTCCTGATCCGATCGCCACGGTCTTGAAGATCTGCGCGGCCAGCGTCACGCGGAAGCCGACCGGGACGTGCTCGCGCACCTCCAGGTGGTCGAGCGTGTCGACGGGCTCGTACTGGATCTCCTTGGAGCCCGAGACGCCCGACGCGTACCCGACGACCTCACCGTTGAAGATGAACATGGTGCGCGCGCCCGAGAAGACGCGGGTACCTTGGCCGAGGGGAAGATTTGGACGTGCCATGTGTCAGCTCCTCTCTACGCCGCGGCGCTCGTGATTTGAGCCGGGACGAGAACGATCGTGGTGAGCACGTAGTTGATGCCGGGCGTCGGAGTGACAGTGACGGAGACCGTCATCGTGTCTCCGTTGAGAGCGAACACGACGTTGCGCCATGCGTTGAGACGAGTGCCGTTGACGACGCTGTCGGTGATCGCACCGACGTCTTTCAATGGCTGCATGACCGCAGCCACGACGCCAGGCACCGTACCGACGCGTTGGAGCGTGCCACCGCGGCCGACGAAAGCGTCCTGCAATGCTTGACGGAGGTTGTACGCGACCAACTTCCAGATCTGGACGATGGTCTCCTCCGTGTACGCGTCGTTGTTGAGCTTCGTGAACGTCGTGACCATCTTGTCGAAGCGGAAGCCTCGGCCATTGATGGTGTTGAGCACGTCGACGCCGTTGAGCGTCAGCGCCACGACGTCGGAGTTGTTCGTCTCGGACCACGACGCGTCCGAGCTGACGCCGAGCACGTTGGCATACTTCCACGTGAGCGGCTCGCCGAGCGGCGCGCCGGCGCGCATGCCGGCCGCGACCACGGCGGTAGACCACTCGGGGAAGAACACGACCGCGCCGTCCGAGGTACGCGCGAGCTTCGACTTCTCTCCGAACAGCTGCAGGTGCTCGCTGTTCTGCAGGTTCGCAGCGGTGATGATCGCGGTCTTCGTGCCGCTGATGCCGGCCCAACCCTGCACCTCGTTCTGACCCGCCGTGCTAGACGCCTGCTTCGCGTACGCGACGAGCGCGGCGAGGATCGACACGATCGTGAACGTGCCTTGTGCTGTGGTCGCGTCGGCGGACGCGAGCGGGATCATCTGGTTGATACGCGTCGTCGACAACGCCGTGAAGCCGGTGACCCAGTCGCTGTTCGCCGACGTGCCGCGTGTGCCGCCGGTGAGCGACGTCTGGACAAGAGGTCCGACGTAAGGAACCGCGTTGAGCGTGAACGTCGCGCCGATGATCTGGCTGTTGGTGTTGACCCAGTTCGCGACGTCAGCGTTCTTGGTGAAGATCGACGTGACCGCCGTCTTGATGTCGATCGCCGTCACCTGATCGAGCGTGTTCGTGGCGACGCTGTTGGTGTTGGTCACCAGCGCGGCCACGGTGTACTTGCCGGTCACCGAGATCGCCTGGAGCAGCTGCGACAGGATCGGGTAGTCGGCGTAGTTGAGCGTCAGTCCGTCGGCCACACCCGGCGCCGTGACGGCGATGACGAGCTGCGTCGCCGAGGTCGTCAACGTCGCCGCCGCTCCGGTTCCCGTGTACTGGATCGAGAACTTGCCAACCGAGCCGAGGGTCGGGCTGACCTCTTGGACGAGGTTGTTGAACGCGTCGAGCGTCGAGATGGTGACGACGAACCCGCCGCCGCCGGCCGAGATCGCCATGCTGATGCTGTTCATCGCGACGCCGTACTGCAGCGAGCTGAACACGAACGGCGCGGTGGTCAACGATGACTTCGTCGAGTTGTTGACCTTGTAGCAGACGATCAGCTGCGCTCCGCTCGGGATGCGAGGATCGTTGCTCGGGTTGGCCGCCATGTTGGCGGCCTCGACGAGGTCGCCGCTCAGGTAGAACGACTTGACGTCCTGCGAGGCGAAGAACGAGTTCACGGTGTGAGGCTGACCGCCGTCTGCTTCTCCGATCAAGCCGACGATGCCGAGGCCGTTCAGCGCCGTGTTGGAGAACTGTGACGCGTCGATCTTCGTGTATGCGCCGGGGCGGACGAGGACTTGACCGTTGAATAAAACCTGCATTGTCATGAGGGCCTCGCTTCCTGCGTGCGTTGATGGGTGCGCTCACGATGACAGTTGGAGCAAACGAGATCGCATTTAGCGATCTCTTTGAGGATCTGCCTCTTGGTGCTCTTACACGACCAGCGCCGCCTCAGATAGCTGAGGTTGTATTTCTTGGTTCCACGAACATGGTCCCAATCCATCACGTAAGGTTGATGCACGACACCGCAGTCAGAACACGGTCCGATCTTTAGGCTGTCGAACCAAGTTGCGAATCCGCGAGCTTTGTCGCATGCGCGATTGTTCAACGCCTTCGCATTCTTCTTCCGATACCGACGAGCAGCACCCAATTCGCTCGATAAGTCACGACTGGCATAAACACATGATTTACACACACGTCGTTGAGGGTAGAAATGTCCGATGTGCTTCTCGACGTAACAAGTGATGCAGACCTTTTTTGAGGTCGGCATCAGCCGGTCACGTTGATCAGACATCGTCATAGGCGGCTCCTAGTGGTCCTTGAAGATCGCGTCGAAGTCCTCGACGGTGGCGATTCGGATCTTGGTGTACGCGGTCATGCTCGCCTGCATCACCGGGTTGGTGATGTCCTTGAAGCCGAAGTACGCGAGCAGCGGCACGGCGCCGGGCTTGTCGCGATACTGAACCTGCTCGGCGGCTTCGTCGGCGACGTCTTCAGACGAACGCAAGACGGCGCCTTCGCCGCGCCACCGTCTGCCTACCTGCTTGGGTTCATCCGCCATGTCGAGTGCTCCTACTCTACAGCTTAATCCCCCGGACCAGGGACATCTACCACGACTCGCTGCCCGTCTTCGACAGTATCGACCATGAGGCTGAGGTTGATGATGGCTGGACCCGAGGCCGGACCGTTGAAGTCGAACAGCGTCATGTACGACGCTTGGAGGACGCGATAGTACGTGAAGTTGGGGAGCTTCTCGCTGTCCGTGTTGAGCACGGCACCGGACAAGCTGAGGTTGTGGACGTCGTAGAACCGCGTCAGCGACTGCTTGTTCGTCACCATGATGAACTTCACGGTCTCGTACAGGAACAACGTCAGGCGGTCGTCCTCGGACGCGATGTAGATGTTCGTGGTGCGCGTCTCCGGGATCGCGTACGCGGGTGCCTCCGTCGGAGGAACGTCGCCGAGCGTGCCGTAGCGAGTGGACCCGATCGCGTCGTTGAGGAACGTGTTGCTCGTGTCCTCGGCCTCGCTCTGCGGCTCCACGACGATCATCGCGAGGTGGACCGGGTCTCGCGGCCAGCTCACGTCGATGTAGATGTTCTCGTTGTCGAGCAGCCACTTCTTGTACTGTGCGCGCACCGGCTGAGGCACGAGCGCGAACATCTGCTCGACCACGTCGTTCGACGTGTTGATGCTCTCGCGGATCTGTTGCAGCGCCCAGCTGATGAGCTGGCGCATCGCGAACTCCGGGATGCGCAGCCCAGCTGGTTGTTGCGCCGGGACGGTGAAGTTGTTGACCGGTTCGTTCGGCGTGCTGTCGTTCACGATCCGCTCCTCACCGTGGAGAACGCGTCACGGATGATCGCGGCGACGTCTCCTCTCACACCCTTCATGACCTTGTCGAGCACGTGGGCGGCCTTGAAGCCAGGATGCCACCACGACGTCGACGAGCTGTTCGCGGAGACGCGACGGATCGTCGTGTAGCTCATCGACGTGCGACCTCCGGTCTTGGTCGCCTTGCGCGTCATGTCGTCGTGGATGCCGACCTTGTGCTGGACGTTCTGCTTGCGGGCCTTGAATCCGAGCGCCTGTCCGATCGAACCTCGCTGCAACGAGCGTGTGAACGACCTGCCGGGCGTGCTCGTAGCGACGCGGACCGCCGCGGCGTTGCCGGCCATCTTTGAGCCCTTCGACGCGGCGGCCTTGACGCTCGCCGGGATCGATCCCGCCTTGTGCGTGAATGGGATGTCGATGTACGGGCCGTTCTTGCCGGACTTCGTCGCGTGCGCGAGCAGTTTCGCCTTCATGTCGAACGCCTTGGTGCCGCGCTCGGCAGCGACCACGATCGGGTCCGAGATGGTCAGCGTGACGTCCTTGTCGGTGACCTCGACAGCGTTCGCCTTCGCGATCGCCTTCTGGTAGCGCGTCGCCAGCGCCGGAGCTTCCTTAGTGACGATCGCCTGTGCGCGCTCGACCACGAGCGGCACGATGCGCGAGCGCGCGCTCGCGATCGCTCGGCTGAACGTCCTCGTCACGCGATCTGTGACGAGCCCTTTACTGCTGGAAGGGATTTTTAGCGTCATCTTGAGGCGCATCGGAGCTTTCGTTGCGGACGAGATAGTCGAGCTTGGCGACGGCCTGCACGGGGAACATGTAGTGCTTGCCGTCGATCGTGGAGTCGCGATGATGGTGGACGAGGTCCTGCACGACGTAGCGAGGACGGTAGGTGTAGCCGACGCTGTAGAAGCTGCCAGCGTCTGGTTGGTTGGTGCCGCCCCACGAGATGCCGGTCTCATCGGCAGAGATCGCGTAGTCGACGCCTTCCTGGAAGGCTACGAGCGTCGTGCCATCGCGTGCCACCCAGCCGACGTAGTCGATGCACAGCGGGCTGTACTTGAGCACGTCGGTCGTCGCGTTCGGTTGTCGAGCGACTCGCTGCGTGAAGCGACCGACGCCGTTCATCAACGTCAACCTGTCGAAGTAGTCGATCAGGAACTCGGGCTCGGCAGTGACGAGCATGTTGCCCATGTCCCAACGACCGTAGGCGTAGAAGCTCTGGTTGAGCTTCACGCCCTGCATCAGCATGGACGTGTGACAGGGCTGAATGTAGATGAAACCGGTGCCGCCGCACACCGTGCAACCGATCACGTGGTCGCGTGGCGAGAGGCCGGTGCCTGGGACGTTGGGGCAGAGGATCGCCTTCTCCCAACAGACCACGTAGCCCTTGTCGGCGATGAACTTGGTGAACGCGTCGCGGTCGAAGTCGACGTGCTGGTCGTTGAGTCGCGGATCCCACTCGCCGGCGGGCGACGGCTTACCGATCGAGGGACCGCCGGCACGACCGACGCCGCCGGTCACCCGGATGATGCCGCCACCGTTGCTCACGATCTACAGGCTCACCATGTTGAGGCCGAAGTAGTTGCGACGGATCTGCGCGATCTGCCCGTCTTGATACTTCGGGTCGACGCCGAGCCCGGGACCTGGCAACCCGAGGTCGACCTTGTACGCGTCGAGGCGAGCCTTGAACGCAGGCAGCTGACGCGCCGTCGACTGTGACATGCCGTCGATGCCGAGGCTCTGCGACGCGACGCCGATCGGACCGACGAGGTCGCGTCG